CTCAGAAGGATTTTATATGGCTAAACTAGAAGATTACCTTACAGACCGGTCAAAAGACGACTGGGTTTATAAGCGTATTTAAAACAATAAAAAACCCCCAATACTGTTTAAGGTATTGGGGGTTTTTATTGTTTTACTAGGTATGTTACTCTGCCGGTCTAGGTATAGTCTTTATCTTATCACCTTCTTTAGCCACAACAACGTGTGCCTTCGTAGGATGTTTAGGAGTTCTCTTAGGTTTATTAAACCCTGAGACACCTGCTCTTTTTAATCTCGAATCACCTGTTAGCATACCCATTACTTATCAATCCTCATATGTTTCCATATCTGGTCAATCTTACTAGACTGTGAAGCTATCATACCTTTTAGTTCTGACATCTCTATCTTGTAGTCAGCTTTAAGTACATAGTTAAGGGGCATATGAGTCTGACAGCTATTAATATTTTGTTCTAGCTTGTTTACTGTGTCTGCTAGTCTGCTCAAAAACCAACCTAGCATAGCTATGACAAGCCCTACTAGGGTTAGAAAGATGTCTGACATTTCCATTCATTAGTCCTTAGTCAACGATACAAAGGCAGGGTCAACATCATCTTTAGGATTAGCAGTCCAGTGCATCGTCATATTAATCTCACGATTAGACTTTTCAGTTTCTGGCCCATAAGTTTCAACACCCTCATCTGATGTGTGCTTAACCTTTCTAACCTCTGTGTAAGGTGTGTTCTCATAGAGCATCACATCTTCCAGTGTAGTTAAAGCATCAACCTCTGCTTCCTTAGTAGCTTGTTCAGCATACAGTGTATCTGAGTATGTTTGAATATCAGTAGGTACAGCCTTACCACCCTTAGATGCTCTCTGCCAATACCAATCAATCTGTCCTTGCTTAGATGCAAGTTGAGAGTTAATCATACTGAACATAGATTCTTTAAGAGTATCTACATCTCTAGGTAATGACTCAGGTGTTCCTACACCATCTACGATTGTTACGTTACCCGACCAGTAGTATCTGTTATCTACTGTTGTTTCAGAGTAAGGTGTTATGCCTAAAGTTGCTAGTAAGTCAGCATCTCTAAAGACTTGTTTGGGGTATGTTGTGCCTTCTATTGTTAAAGACTTTGGTGTTTTAATTACGTTATTGTTATGTAACCACATATTATGCTCCTGTTATCGTGCGTTAGTATATTTAAAAGGTGTTTCTGCGAATGCAATGTAAATTATTGGATTACTACTTGACCAGTTTGGTTCTGTTGCCGACCTTAATTTAAATCCGTTTGAAAGTAAGTCTGCTCTTGGTCGAGTATCAGATTCAGCACCACTTGAATTAGCATAAAGAACTTGTCCTACAGCATTGTATGTATCTCTTTTATTGTCATACATAACCCAACTTGAAGAATTAGCAGCATTTTTTATCATCACATAAGCTGGTCTAAACCCTGTGTAAACAAACGTACCATCAGTTGAACCATTACCAGTATATGAGCCTACCTTTGAGTAGCCTTCTACTGAGTGGAAGCAGTAGGCTATATAAGTGTAAGCACTCTGATTAACGCCCGTGCTACCACCTACACTAAATACGGAATTAGTAGGCGCTGTGTCATTCCAAATAGTTGTTGATGTACCTGATGCTCCCGTTTCTTGTAATACCATATACTTAGTAGCGCCTAGAGTAGAGTGTTGGACAAACCAGTATTCAACATTTGACCTACTCTTAACAATCACCATCTCTGGTGCAGAACTCAACCCGTGACCTATCGTAGCACCAGAAGTACCATTACCAGTATAACTAACAATACTGAACCCAGCATCTGCATTAGCACTGACTTGTGAATCAATAGTACCGTTTTCGTTTAATACATCAGCACCACCTGCTTTCCAGTTCCAGTTTACAAAACTACCTGCACTTGCATTAAAGTATGCCCAACCCGCTGAACCTTGAGTTGCTGTAAAACCATCAGAATCAAAAGAATATAAATATCCATATTCATCTGCATTTGTCCAACCTTCTGCACCGGTAGACTGAGAAGATAATTCTGCATTAGCACCAGTACCTCTAATTGAGTCATATATTAAATGTGCCCAAGTTTGATTTCTTGCTTTATGCCATACTAAATCTGGTTGAAAACCTACACCAGTAATACTACGAGTAGAAGCATTATTACCAGTCCAAGTCACAGTATTAAAATGCTCACTAGGTATAACAGCAGGCTCTGGTAGGTTCTGCGTACATAACGCAAGGTATCCAGTAGGCGGTGCGTAGTAGAAATCACCTATTGAGTTAGAGTCTTGATTGCCTTGTGCTGTCTTGTTACCAGCGAATGAGGAATCTTGTCCGAAGTTAGTATACATCTTGGAGGTACTGTAATAAGCACCCACCGCTGGAGTCATCTCCTCACCATAATAAGTTGAGCTGGTAAAAGAAGTGGCACTACCTGTACTTGCACCGTTCTTATATGTTTGTATAGTTCCACTATCCATATCAATAGCAACACCTATAATATCACCAGCAAGAGCCGATGTTTTAGTTGCTACATTTGAACCGTCAAGCCTAATGTATCCGTTGTCTAGTTCATAACCAACAAAACCATCAAAATATTGCGGATTGGTGGCATCCCAATCAACAGCACCTAATAGCTGAAAACCACATAAACCCTCAACATTAGCACTCTGAATAAACTCATAATACCACTTGCCAGAACCAACAGATATTGTACCGTAAGAAGCACCCCATACAGTATTAGGCACAGTATGGGTATTTCCCTCAGAATAAGTCATTGTTGCAGCAACCTTATTCAATGGATTCATAGTAGCAAAGTTATTAGTAGGACTATCTAACATCTGGTCAGTAGCCGCTAGATTATTAACTGTCCAGTTGTTACTCCCGTTAGCATCATTACCTAGAGAACCAGAGGTCTTAAAGTCTAGGTAGAAACCATTAGTACCATAAGTACCTGTGTATTTCTTAGCCTTCCAGTGTCCGTAGTCTTCGTCTGTTTCACCGAAGTCTGATGGGGTTAATGCTTGACCATCTACGAAGTTTACTTCTGCTAGGTAGCCGTCTGTATAGTTAGGGGCATCGAATGGGTTGTAGCCTATATAGTGTGCAACATTATTATTAGCGTGAGTTTCAAAGTCTGAAGTGTACTCAGCAATTTCTTCATAAGTAGGAGACAACGACCCGTTAATATACAGTCTCATTCTATCTGATGGTGTACCTTCTGTGCTATCAAAAGCAACAACAATATGATACCAAGCAGATGGGTCACGAAATGCTTGACTACGCCAAGTAGGACCAGCAGCCTTATAACTATCCCAATCTCCAGATGTCCTAGTGGCTAATCTAAAATGTCCATCTTGTGTATCTGTAAAATCTATTATTGTAAAATTAGTTGAATCTCCTGCGTAGAGTAAGCAAGTATTTGTAGCATCCGAAACACCTTTAACCCAAGCACTATATGTCCAAATCTTTCTATTAGTTGCAGTTCCTGCTGTCCAACTTAAATAAGCCGAATCATTGTCATTAAATCTTAATGAGTTATCAATATCATAGCCAGTGCTGACACCAGCTGCACCTTGTCTAACCTTGTCTGAAGCGAAAGCCATTAGGCGAACCCTGTGCCAGCTTGCATACCGTACCAACTACTACCGTTAGAAACGAATGAGTAGATTGTCTTAGCACTACCAGTTGAAGGAGCAGCGCCACCTGACCATAGAATAGTCCCTGACCAAGCTGCTGGAACAGTTGCTATAACTGTAAATGCTTTACCTGCTGCTGCGGTAGGCATAGTAACCGTACATAGGGAAGCGTGTGTTACTTCAAATAAAGTACCAAGTGCTAAGTCTATTGTGTAAGTTGAAGCAGAAGAGGTTGCCTCTGTTTCAGTAATACCTTTAAGGGTTTGTGTTGTTGTGAATGTATTAGCAACGTCATTCTTAGTTGTATCAGCATCATAACCTTGTACTGACGTGCCAATGTCTGCATCAACTACAATAGTAGCATCATATGCTTGAACATCAGTACCAATAACTAATCCTAAAGATGTTCTACCTGTTGCTGCTGTTAATCCTGTAGTACCACCATCCCATTTAGTATCTGTATTTGTATCAGTATCAGTCCAAGGTACGTTTACTACTGCTTGACCAGTGCCGTTTAACTGAACACCATAAGTTCTGCTCGCTGTAGTAGTTACTGCATTTGCTGCTGTACTTTGAGCAGTTCCATCTTCTATCTTTACTAAGCCTTCAGTAGAAGTGGTTGCTGTTGAATATGTAGTATCTGTATCGGTGGTTTGTGCTACCCAAGATAATTGAGCAGAACCATTAGTCTTTAACACATACCCAGCAGTACCATCATCTTGTGGATACTTAAGACCATCTAGAACTACATCACCAGTACCGTTTGGTGTGATTGCTATATCACCGTTAGATGCTGATACTATTGAGTTTCCATTAACATCTAAATCTCCACCTAGTTGAGGCGTAGTGTCATTGACTACATTGGGTGACTTTCTTGAAATTGCCATTGTTCATCCTCTTATCTTATTAAGTAGTTAGCTGAAGAATCCCGCTTGTGTTCCACTTGATTGTTAGGTCGTTATTTACATTGTCTTGATTAGAGACAAAGTCAATGTATCCCAGTAAAGGTGAAGTAGAATCAGTACCTGTAGATTTATAAATCACGGCGTAGCGTGCCGTACTAAATCCCGATGCATTAGAAGCCCATGTTACATTTGCTGCGTCATACATAGCATCATTAGTAGTAACTGTAGTTACTGCCGTAGAAGCCAGTGTTTCGCCGCCAGTGGTGTAACCACCGCCGCTCGCCATTTCATTAGTTATATCATCATAAAAATCATGCGCTACTGATGGAGTGTATGTACTCGAGTGTAGTGAGACCTTGATAGTGTCTGTATCTAAGTCGATTGTACCGTCTAAAATATCTTTAGTGGCTGTGTTGTAAAAAGTAATGGATGCCATTTTTGTTCTCCTGTGCTTATGCTACCCTGATAATTGCAGTTGTACTGCTTGGTGTTGGGAATGAGATTGAGAAGGTACCGTTAGATACATCCTTATCCACTCCAAAATCTAAGACCATAACTGCCTTATTACTACTAGTGCTATTGTATATCAAAGCACCCCTAGCCGTAAAGGTAGCGGAAGTCCAAGAAATATCGCTAAAATCAATAAAACCCGTGGTGCCTGATAAGGCAGGGTCTATATTGGTCAATGTGTTGCCTCCGGCTGTATATCCAGTGCCTGTTACTTCGCCAGTCGTAGTGTATGCTGTAGTAGTAGCACTTAGACTAGCAGAAGAAGTGTACAACGCCATCTTAAAGGTATTACCTCCAGAGGCATTGAAATCATGTAGTGCCTCAAGTATTTCTTTCTTAAACGAACTGCAGAGCGCTTGTGTAATTGCCATTATGCTTCCCCTAATGTAAGTGAGCGTGTACGGTACTCATCGGTACGGTTTCTTAAATTTTCTTCTATTATTACTCTCTGTAGTGCTTCCTGGTATTTAACAGTGTAGCTCTGTGTGAGGTCTGGTGCTTCTTTCATAAATAAAGATGCCTCTACCAAACACGCATACAGTAGAGCATCAGGTGCGTTGATGCTAATCCATGTAGTAGTTGTAGATGAAGACAGTCCACTAGGTCTATAAGTATAACTCATCTCTACTGTAGTATCAGCAGAAGGAGATGGTACTATGTAAATAGTATCGTTATCCCAATGTGCATAATATCTAGGTGAGCCCTCCACACTACGGTCAGAAATATAATCATCCATAAAACTCTTGTCTTTCTGTAAGAGGTAAGTACGAGCGCCGGTAGAAGATACTGCCTGTAAAGAGCGTAATACAGCAGCACCTGAGGGCATAGACAAGAACTCGTCTCCCTTACTCAAGGTTGCTGTAGCATCTTTTCTGGCTGCATTTAAGTCCGTGTCTCTTAGTATACGTACCTCAGCAAGCTCAATAATAAAATCAATCTCGCCTGTGAAGGTGGTCTCAGAGTTAGCTGTCCAGTCTTTAATAGATTGTACTAATTGTGCATATGTCATGATATAGTCACCGTAACTGAGTTTACTGAGCCTGTGGGTTCAAACCCTCTGAACATTGTACCAATAGGAGTGTCCCCTGTCGATATGTCTGTCGCTGCAATATTGCCTTGGTTTGCCTCTACATCTACATCAGGCCTAGGTTGCATTAATGCTTCAGCGTCGTTAGGTGTTCTCCCTGGAAACTCCAAAGGGGACTTCTCGTCGAAACATTCAGAGCACACTTTAAAACCTGTCCATTCTAGTAATAAAGTAGTGTATTTTACCTCTACACCACAGCGGTCACACATACTCCTAGCATATTTACCTGAGGCATACTTAGCCATTATAGGCGTCTCCTAGCAGGTACAAAAAAGCTACTAGAGCGTTCTCTGTCCTCATCCAACGCACGCGTCAGCTCCTCTTCGTATACTGATTTAAGCAGTGTAATTCTATCAGGCATTTTCTTCATACTTATGTAATAAGCAAGACCCGCAACCAACGCAGGTAAGAATCTAGTTGGTACATCTACTGTCTTAAGACTAGTGCCTACATCCTCTATCTTCTCCATCGCGTAATACTCGATGGTATCTGTAGCGTTCTCTGGGGCAGGCCATACATACAAAGTAGGAGTGCTTGTTCTCTCCAGATAGTATTGAGATGGTCTAGCTTGTGTTGTCTTATTAGGGCGGGCATGGTAGTCCGCTCTTGAGATACGCGCCATAGATAACTCTGTAGTAGAGCGCTTACTGTTTACATCTAGCAAGTCTATGACTTTACCATCTAAAGTATATGAGGCAGTACCTTTAACCAACGCCTGGGAAGTCTTATTTACCTTCCATAGGTGTATACCTCTGTTGCCCCACTCCTGAAGCATGATATTCATACTACGACGCGCAGTTTTAGCGTCATAACCACTACGGAGTTCTAATCCGCACCTTTCATACGCCTCCTCACAAATATCTGAGACATCTAGGTTAAATGCTGTAGTTCCTGAAGTGGCCACTTAGCTGCTCCTATGACTTAGATAACTCTAAGATAATACTATATGTATCGCCAGCACTAGCACCTACGGTGGTAAATGAGATATCTCCTGTTACACCCGAGCCTGCATTGTTATTGACCCCCCCGAAAGACCTAAAGTCTAAGTGTGTGGCCTCATCTGCAGGCGCTACTACTGCCAATACATCTGCAGTAGCATCGAACAACACACTAACAGCCATGCCGTTAGTCATTGCCCATACGCGCATAACTTTAAGTTTTGAAGGTGCGTTTAGTAGTGCTGAGGCATCTGCCTTTACTACCGCTGTTTCGCCTGTACCATCTGATACATTTGTAAATTTCATAACAACGGTCTTAGAACCGTCCATGATAGTCTGACTTGTTACTGAATCTGCCATATTGACTCCTATGAGAAGAGGGGCTTCGCCCGCTCATTGAAAGATAGTGTTATTATAACTTAATTACAGGTAATAAAAAAGGACTCCCGAAGAAGCCCTTTAAGTTCGATTGCTGTTAAGCTACCGTAATAGATGCCGCCGTTTGGAAGTTCCCATTAATTAACCAGTTTGTTCCATCACATAAGAAATCGATATGGTCACCAATTGCTTCTGTTCCGTCTTCTAACGTAAGTGTGGTTGCTCCAGCACAGGTTTGAATAACACCTGCTTCTGCGATAGGGCCACTAATTACTGCCGTAGTTGCCGTAATAACGTAGTCTGTAGAAAAGGCTGCACCTACTACAATCTTGAATTGTAAACCACTAAGGGCTGTGGCTACTGCTGGCAACGTAATTGCTCCGCCAGTACCACCATTTAATACTAAAACCTTACCGTTGTCCGCTGAACTAACTGTCTTAGTCGCGCCAACAGATTCCATTTTGCCAGAGCCTACTGCTACTGGTCCACTAAAGTGTGTTGCACTCATTGTATTTCTCCTGTGTTATCAGTCAACTTCTATAACGACCGTTATAGAATATATAGTGTGCTTATTGCACATAGTTATTATAACTTAATTATTGTATTAAACAATAGGCAATAAAAAAGGCCCCCGAAGGAGCCTTTAAAAGCTAAAGCCTTTAGTACTGCGGGTTTCCCCTAAGCACCAGGCGAACCATATACCGCTCGGAAGTCTGACCAACCGAATGAATAACGCTCGCGAG